TCAGCTCATGTTTTGTTGTATAACGTTACTTTTCTCAATGTTCTCTAGAACCTCGTCGATGAAAAGCGAACGATAGTGCGGACATTCCAGTACACCCTTTTCTTTCGCTTCCCGGTATACCTTGGAGAACAGTTTTGCTTTCTCCTTGTCGGTGGTCGGCAACTTATCTATGGGAGTGGCAAGGAACCGACACCCCCAGCCTTTGCAGGTAGGGGTGAGGGAACAATGGTTTGGAGTTTTCCACTGACATGAGCATTCGGTAATTATTTGATTCATATTTGCTATAATCGAATTGACATCAATCTTTGTGCTCATACATGTCTATTGTCTTGAAGAAATCATCCTCGTAATTATAGATGTCATCTAGGGTTTCAATAACATGTTTCACATCTTTCTTGTTTTCATCAATAGTGGCTACATACTTAGTGGCTGTATTGAAATACATACGACAAATAGGTTTGCGATTGTTGTCATCAAGCAGAATACTGAAATAAGTCTGTGCATCACGATATACTATGCGGGATATATCTACTTTCTTTCTACAGATAGCTTTTACAATTCTGTATGCATCTAACTCTTCTTCTGTAGTGACAATCTTGGATTCTGTATTTACTTCTTCTGTAGTCTCTTCTGATGTGTTTCCACTGTTTTTTGTTTGGCTTTCCTCTATTTTGGAATCACTAACTGTCAAAGCTCCTTTCAAACGGTCATTAATAATATCGTTGATATGTGAAGAGATAGCGCGTTTGACTAAAGGTGTGAATTGGTCTATTATATTTTGAAGCATTCTACCTTCATAAACTTTGGTAGCAAACATTTTCACAAAATCAGTGCTAGGCGAGGAGAATTCTTCTTGGATAATAGCCTTTAATTCTCCCATGTACTTTAATTCGCTGGCTGAGTTCAGAATATTGTCCACATCAAAGTATGATTTATGGAATTTTTTCAGTTCCTCGATTTGATTATCCCTTAAATCCGTAATATCCACTTCCAAAAAAGGCTTATCATCCATTATATTGGGTTCTTTCAAATCTGTATAGAAGCGGTAGATAATTCCATTGGTCAAAAGTCCGAACTTAGCTTTTGATACGTTGAAATAGCGTAGTAGTTGGTTATCATGTAGGTTTAAATCTTGCTTCCAATGCTTACATTCAATCAGCAATATAGGCTGGTCGTCCTTCATGATGGCATAATCAATCTTTTCTCCTTTCTTGGTCCCAATATCGCAAGTCATTTCTGGCAATACTTCCAAAGGATTGAACACATCATATCCCAGAGCATTAATAAAGGGCATGATGAAAGCATTTTTAGTAGCTTCTTCTGTCTGAATGTTATCTTTCAGCTTTTCAATTCTATCAGCAAGCTGTTTAATAGTGTCTTTAAAATCCATAGTATTTTACTTTTTAGATTGATATTATAGTCTCATATTGCGTTCAACAACCTTAATCACATTGTATATCTCCACCACATCGTCAAGGTTAACCGTATAGTCGTTAAATAACTCATTGAGCGAGTGGCAGGTGATATTACCTTTATCATCTTGGGCCGTGATTTGCTTGATGGATATTCCTTTCGTTCGGTGTATAATAACGAAGTACCAGTCGTTGATATGAAGTTTGGGCAGCCAAAGGTCACGTCTTACCTCCCTTGCTAAAACCTTGTCACCATCGCAGATGGCAAGCCTGCTGTTGTCATCCATACTGTCACCTTCTGCTTCAAATATGCGGTATTTTCCGTGATAGGTCTTATCTACGATTACCGGCATGGTAGGTAGAGTGTCTATGTATTCGGTATCTCCATATCCGGCGAGATAACCACATTGTGCTTTGATGTGTATAACGGGCACGTTCATGTAGCTTAAATCGTCAACTGGGCGGGCGTTGGAGTGGTACGTCTGTGATGGAGCATCGGTAAGCATATTTCCTTCACCGGTTAGTAGCCATTCTAAATTGTATGCAGGGAATGCACTAACTATCTTTTCACATGTTGCACGTGAAGGTGTACGATGCTCGTTAATAATGCGAGTGATAGTTACATTATTAGATATACCAATAGCTTTACTGAATGAATTCTTATTCAAGCCTTCTTTTTCAATAATAAGTTCAACTCTTTTCCAAGCTTCCATATTTGAATATACTAACAGTTAGTTAAATGTTGTAAATAAACTAACTTTTAGTTGGTAAAAGTTTGTATTTATACTAACTGTTAGTATCTTTGCAACATCAACGTCAACAACAGCAGCAAAGATGCGAAGTTTGAGTGAGATAACCAAAAAAACAACATACCTAAAAAGGAGTAAGACAATGAAAAAGTACGATTTACACAAGATTATGAAAGCAGCTCACGAGATATACAGAAAGTATTTCAAGCTATACCAGCTTACTCACGGTGTACAGACTTTCGGTGATTGCTTGAAACTCGCTTGGGCTAACGAAAAGAAACGTGTTGCTGATGAAGAAGCGAGAAAGGCTGAGAAAGAAGTAATGAAAGCAGCTTTGGTACGACCGGAAAGAAGAAGTTCTTATGATTACTGCAACGCTCCAGCTTCAGCTTACTACAATCAGAACAGCAAAGGTGCCTTCGGTTCCCGTTACGTAGGCGATTAAGATAATTATTCGCAGAAAAGGCAGCTACATATACCATGCAGAACAGCTGTACGCTTAACATGAATACTTGCGCAAGTGGCGTGCAAAGCCTTGCATGGGCGAATTGAAAGATTCTCCGTCCGGTCATTGAGCCTACCCTTTGATGGGAGACGGAGAACGAGATGGAGTGATTGCCCTAAGCAATCCGTTCCAGAAAGCGATACTGGCGCTTACCCTCAATCCCAGCATAGAGGACGCGAGAGATACCCGGAGTAGCAAGAATTTGCGATGATGTCTGAATGGAAGTTCAGAACGAGCGAAAGATTTGCAACGGTGCGAAATAGGAAGCCGACATGCCCCGAACGGTCATGCAGTGTACAGTAGCTGATAACTCCGGTGAGAAGAGCAGAGAGAGCTTATTGGGGCACAAACATTAATTAAAACTGAAATGAGTAATGATGATAAACTTAAATCTATTCATACCTCCCTAAGAGTAATAATAACGTGTGTGTGGAATAAATGAGGTGTTTTGATGTATTATGCTTATCACAAAGGGTGGAGGAATTACCTTAATACTAAACTCATAAGGAGACACCCTGAGATGTTTCAATTGGTTTCTACAGCTTATACCCTAATTACAGAGGTGAAGACAGAAAATGGTGAAGATGCGTTTCTTCTGAATGAACTATAGAGAGGGGAGTAAATAATTTAATAAACGTGAGTAAAAACGAACTTATGAAAGCAATTATAGAAAAGCAAGTGACAATACTTCCTGCAAATAGCGGGTTTGTCAGTAAGAGTGATACCGGGAGAGAACCTTGCATAGTAATTATCAAGTTATTCTCAATCCCGATATACAGAAAAGAAGTAATTATACCCAAATGAGTTTTAGTAACTCGGAATATGGAAATTGGGTTTTGACACTCTTCAAGGCTCCTTCAAGGAAGTAGATTTCACACCCACCTCCTTTTAGAGGACATACACTCTGAATTGCATCAAGATTGATGATGCAATTTTCCCCGTTAACAGGGATTTCAATGAATTTACTCATACTTACTTAATTTTAAATGTGGCAATGCAAAGTTAAGTAAATCTCCCGAATAAAGCGTGATGCCGCCAATCAGATTGGCTCGGGAGAGCTCAAATACTAATCATTAAAATTTTATAGCGATGAAAAAGCGAATAATCACAGAAAACTACACTCCGGCTTTGAGAGATATGGAGGTAGGGGAAGTTCTAACTTTTCCGGTTAAGGCGTATAATTCCATAAAGGGGACAATTATCCCCCGATTGAGATTGGAGTTCTGCGTTGAGGATGCTGACTGGAAAGTAGGGGAGGTTGACAAGAGGAAAGGTATTTTTGATGTGGAAAGGGTCGCATGATGATTTCCCTTTCTCCTACGGAACTGCTTGTCGCGAATGAGTACTGCAAGGGGCTTGCCGACAAGGAGGTGGCGGGCAATCTGAATAAATCGGTTTGGACTGTCAAGACCCAGAAAAGAACGATATACCGGAAGTTGGGTATTTCCAAAGATACGGAACTGCTTCTGTATATGATTTGCGATAGGCTTAAGCGTGATTTTGATTTGAAGGAATTACGCAGACACGGGCTTGAATTCCTATTCTCCATTCTATTCTTATTGATGCAGGTCACTTGCAATGATATTGATTTACGGAGAATGAGAATACCATCACGGGTACGGACAGCTATGCGATATATAAGGACTGGCCGAAAGAATAATAACGACTTTATTTTTTAACGGTATGATATACGAAGTGAATGGTGATTTACGCAGTTCCATGTTGATTGACGGGACAGCGGAGGCGAGATTGGCAGACATCCTCACTATTATGGATTCTCGCACTTTTCCAAAGAGAGAATCTGAAAAAATAGTAGGAGGTCCGGGCAGGTTAAGAGTGTTGGTAAATACTCAAAGAGTGAGAGTTGAGTATAAATCTAATGGGAGAAGCTATTACAATGCTTCGGATGTGTTGAGCTTTGCAAAAGTAAGAAAGGGAAAGAACAATGAAAAGAAGAATCATTATAAACGTGCTACTGCTTAACGTATTGGCACTACCATGTTTATTGATGTTTAATGATGTAGACTCGGTAACGGGAGACTGGAATTATGGTATAAACCTTTTTGGCCTTGTGTATTCGTATTGGTTTTATCACAATGTCTTGAAAAAGGTGTTCAAGATATAGACCTCAGCGGAGGAAGTGTTTCACACATAATTAGATTGATTTAGAATTAGACATGGGAGTTGTCTCTACTCGTGAGAGCAGGGACAGACACGGGCAATTAGCTCAGCTTGGTAGAGCGGTACATGTAGTTAGTATTGGTAATTTGTCATGGTATTGTTTAAAGGTTTCATGTACAGGTCGCGGCGTTCAAATCCCGCATTGTCCACAAGCTTTTTATTGTTTAATCTATAATTCCGTTGTAAAGGACAACGTGAGGTGAGAGTCCTCATTTAAGTTTTTATTTTGCTTTTGTTTTAAGTGACTATCCCGGTGTGGCTTGACCGCCTATCCGGGAGCAACTTTGTTGACCTGCCTGCCCGGTCTGTGAAGATATGGTAGGCAAATATGGGCGTTCGGTGTAATGGCTAACACAACTCATTTGAGGAGATTGGCGGTTCGAGTCCGTCAACGTCCACAATCCAAGAGAGGGTTATTTAGTAGTTTTGTCGTGTTTTATTTTTTGTTTGTGTTTCAAGGTGAACGGTTTGTGAAAATAGTTCACCTATTCTGGGAACGTAGCTCAGTGGATAGAGCACCGTGTGTGGTGGAAGGTTGAGAGTTCGATTCTCTCAAGTAGATTCTTAGCTTAATGGGAGAGCACCACAAGCGGCGGTCGGTGGTTCGAATCCATCCGTTTCTACAAGCCTTTATGAGAGAAAATCCGCTTTTAGTCCGAGAGTAGGGCGAAGATAGCGCAGGGAATCATCCGCGCGGCATCGGTTAGCCGTTGACTCTATCTGAAAGGTAATGCGAAATCGGATAGGATTAGGAGTATTTGTCGTTTGCGCCCCGGAGAATACGCTTCGGGGCTTTCCTTTGGCTATTTTTTTATTAACCACTTTAATATTTTCTATTATGGGACTTATCAAAAGACCTAACGAGCTGACCGTTAAGACTACCTTGTCAGCACTGATTTACGGCCAACCTGGCATGGGAAAAACAACTCTTGCATTATCGGCTCCCAATCCGGTATTGTTCGATTATGACGGCGGTATTCACCGTGTCAATGCCGCCCATCGTGTACCGACCGTCCAGATTACAAGCTGGGACGAGACGAACCAGGTACTTTCGTCCGAAGAAATCAAGGAGTTTTCCACTATTGTGATTGATACTGCCGGAAAGATGCTTTCTTTTATGGATAAGGCGATTATGGCAGCGAATCCGAAGATGAAGAAAGCGGATGGTACCCTTTCTTTGCAAGGCTACGGAGTACGTAAGAACATGTTCATCAACTTCGTTAACCAAGTAACCCTCATGGGCAAGTCTGTTATCTTCGTGGCTCATGAACGGGAGGAGAAAGTAGGCGACGAAAAACAGATACGTCCGGAGATTGGTGGCTCATCTGCCGGTGATTTGATTAAGGAGTTGGATTTGGTTGGTTACATGGAAGCTATCGGTAAAGATAGAACTATTTCTTTTGACCCGTGCGAGAAGTTCTACGGGAAGAATACTTGTAATCTTCCTTCTCGTATCAAGATACCCGTTATCATTGATGAGTCCGGTACCGTAACGGGTGAGAATGATTTCATGACGAAAATCATCAGTACTTATAAGGAGTATCAGACGAAGCAGACGGAACTATCTTCCGAATATGATGCAGTTCTTGATGCTATCCGTGACGCAGTGGAACAAGTGACTGATACACAATCTGCCAATTCTGTTCGGGAAGCTTTAGACACCATGACGCATATCTTTGACAGCAAGGTACGGGCAGGCATGATGCTCAATGAGAAGTGCAAGAGACTTGGCTTGAAGTTTAACAAACTCAGCAAAAGGTATGAACCAGCAGCCTAAATACAGATTCTACCCGTCACTGCTTGATAAATTCGAGCAGTATTTACGGGCTGATGAACAAGTAGAGAGCTTCTGGAATGTCGATAATGAAACGGGGGAATATAAGAAAAGTCCGGAAGTAATTGAAGCGGAGCTGAAGCAAAGCCTACTTGATGCGATAAACCGTGTCCCGTTTGAGAGTGAGGCAGCTGATAAAGGAACGGCCTTTAATGCTGTCATAGACTGCTATATCCACAAGAAAAAGCATATACCAAGCGAACGGGAGCCATACACCATTATCGGTGATGGAGAAACGAATACCATTCAGGTATATTTTCCTGCTACTGATATCGCGCCAGAGCGTAATTTCTTATTTGACCGTAGCTGGTGTATAGAGCAGTCGAAGTATTTTTCCGGTGCATTGTCCCAAGTCTTTGTGTCCGCAGTCATTCCCACTCGTTATGGTGATGTGGAGCTTTATGGGTATATAGATGAGCTCGTTCGTGATACCGTATATGATATCAAGACAACATCTAAGTATGATTTTGGCAAGTATGAACACGGCTGGCAGCGCCATGTATATCCTTACTGTCTGATTGCTTCCAGTCAGATGGAAAGCGTGAAAGCGTTTGAGTACACTGCCTATCAGATGAAGGGCGGTACCAGCCGGACGCCACTAATTAGCGGAACGCAATACCCGGAGTATTACACTTACAATCATGAGCAGACGATTAAACTGCTGACCGCTCACTGTGAGCATTTTATTGAGTTTCTGGAAGTCAACAAAGAACTTATTACGGATAAGAAAATTTTCGGGTTGGAATAATGGCACAAGAAGCAATTCTGGAAAAGGTCAACGGCGAGGTACACATAAGCAAGTCTTTTGACTTCATGTGTTCCCAGCTTCGTAATGGTCGGTATCGTGTAAAAATCGAAAGGTTCACAGAGCCAAGGACGCTGTCACAGAATGCGCTTATGTGGTTGTGGTTTACTTGTATTGAGCAGGAGACCGGGACGGACAAGCAGGATGTACACGATTACTATTGTAACCGCTTTCTCAGAAGGACTTCGTATTTCAGAGGAAAAGAAATGGTCATTGCCGGAAGCACATCGAAACTCAATACAGTGCAGATGACTGACTTTCTAAATAAGGTTCAGGCCGATGCTGCTGCCGAACTGGGAATAACGCTCCCTCTTCCGGCTGACCGTTACTATAACGAATTTATCAACGAATATAAAGACAGGAGGTAGAAATGAATATCACCAAAGCAAAAATCACGAAAGACAACACGCTTGTTGCCTCTTTCAAGAACGAGAATGAGGACAATGTAACCATTGAGGGAAAGAATCTTATCCATAAGGATTTGCGTGCAGCGTTTAACGAATTGATTCCTCACCTTGCTTTCCTCTGTGAGCAGAAAGAAGCTGATGGAAAGGACTCCATAGATGAACTGCCGGAAGAAATCTTCTCTACATTCGAGGTCACGGGCTACACAGTTAGCGGTTCGGATGACAATGAAGGTGTGGTATTGGTTGGAAAACGTTTTCTTAAAAGTAAGAAGGTGCTTAACCTTATAGCTCCGTTTACCATGTTCAACAATGAGAACGAGGAATATAAGCATGCATTCGAACTGCAGCAGGCAATTGAGGCATGTAATTATGAGGTGGAACAGTATCTTACCGCTAAGAAATGGGCGGTAGTCCAGCAGGAACTTCCGTTCGATGGGGATATTCCTACGGACATTGCAGCCGACCCGGTGGGAGATGCTGCATTTGAAGAGGAAGCGAATGAGTTCCTTAAACAAGTGGTGGAACAGAGTGGCACTACTCTGACGATTGACGGGAAGAAAGTGAAGCCGAGAAACAAAAGTAAAAAAGTGAAGATTAAAGAGCCGGCAGCTTGATATGGCAGCACCTTTTTGTATCACCAAATATCCGGACGGCTTCAAACTGAAATTCATGTATCATCCGATGTTGGTTAAATGCGTGAACAATATTCCATCAGTCAAGGCTAACGCAAAGAAAGCATATCTTTTCAATGAAAAGGCGTGGTGGGTTGACTTGGCTGATGAATGGTATGTTGATACAATGGCGAAATGGGCGGTACAGCAGGGATTCTGCGGTTCCGTACAACGGTCGGAGCAAAGAAAGGTCGATATGAGTTTTGACATTGCTCCGATGCCGCAGCTGACCGTTCCCCACGGATTGCTACTTGAACCGTACGATTACCAGAAGGAGGGCATAGCCTATGCTCTGGCCCATAAACGGTGTATCTTCGGTGACCAGCCGGGACTCGGTAAGACCTTGCAGGCAATAGGCACGGTGACGATTGCAAAATCCTATCCGTGCCTTGTTGTATGTCCGGCAGCACTTAAAATAAATTGGCAGCGTGAGTTCAAGAAATTTGCTGGAAAGCAGGCGCTAATCCTTGATGATAAGAACAAAAATACTTGGCAGCGCTTCATTGAAACCAAGTGTTGTGACATCTTCATCACTAACTACGAGAGCTTGAAAAAGTTCTTTGTATTGGATGTGAAGAATGATACGCGGTTTACGCTGAAATCAATCACCTTTGACCCACGTATAACCCTTTTCAAGTCTGTAATCATTGACGAGTCGCATAAGTGCAAGTCTACCAAGACCCAGCAGAGCAAGTTTGTTGAGGGCATTTGTAAAGGCAAGGATTTCATTCTTGAACTGACGGGAACACCGGTAGTGAATGACAATACTGACCTTATACAGCAACTCAAGATAATGGGACGGTTGGAGGATTTTGGAGGGTATAAGACATTCACCGAACGTTTCTGTAATGGGCCGAAGAAAGCCTCCAATCTGAAAGAACTGAACTGGCGCCTTTGGAATACCTGCTTCTTCCGGCGTGAAAAAGCTAAAGTGTTGACGCAGCTTCCAGACAAGACACGTCAGTATATTGAGATGGATATCACTACGCGGTTGGAGTATGAGAAAGCGGAAAGCGACCTCATACAATATCTGCGTGTCTACAAGAATGCGGATGATGAGAAGATAGCCAAGTCCATGAGGGGCGAGGTAATGGTTCGTATGGGCATTCTGAAAGCCATCTCTGCACGTGGGAAAATCAAGGCGGCTGCCGAATTCATCCATGACGTGATAGACGGTGGAGAAAAACTGATTGTCTTTGCCTACCTAAAAGAAGTAGTGTTGGAACTGAAGAAGATGTTTCCCAAAGCTGTAACGGTTACGGGTGAGGATAACGCTACGCAGAAACAGATGGCTGTGGATGCTTTCCAGAACAATCCGGATTGTACGTTGATTATCCTTAACTACAAATCGGGCGGTACCGGGCTCACCTTGACTGCTTCCAGCCGTGTAGCCTTCATCGAGTTCCCATGGACTTTTTCTGACTGTGAGCAGGCAGAAGATAGGGCACACCGTAATGGGCAGAAGAATAACGTTAACTGTTACTACTTTCTTGGTAAGAATACCATTGATGAATACATGTATGATGTTATCCAGCGAAAGAAAGGTATAGCTAACGGTGTTACCGGAACGGATGATGTGGTTAAGGAGAATGTAGTAGATATGGCTATGGACTTATTCAAAGGAAGATTATGAGAAAGAAACAAACTACACCGCAATCGGAAAGTCAGATACAGCATAGCTGTCTGACTTGGTTCCGGATTCAATATCCGTCTTTGAGTCTTATGTTGTTTGCTGTCCCAAATGGTGGCAAGCGTGATGCCAGGACTGGAGCACAAATGAAGTACGAGGGAAGTGTAAGGGGTGTTTCCGATTTGATACTGCTTGTACCTAAGAAAGGATTTTCCGCTCTTTGCATCGAAATGAAGAGACCGAAAGGGAAACAAAGCGAGGAGCAGATAAGATGGCAGAGAGAGGCTGAAAAGTTCCGAAATAAATATGTGGTATGCCATTCTCTTACTGAGTTTATGAATGAAGTCAATTCTTACCTATTATGACCTATATAGATTATATCAATCAGTTTTGGCAAATTCGACGATATAAGCCGATGACGGCATATGAAGCAGACTTTTACTTTTTTCTATTGAAAGAATGCAATATCCGGAACTGGCTTTGCCCATTTGAATTACCAACACGTCTAATCCAAGCCGAATTAGGTTATAGTAACAAGACTATAATTGATTTGCGCAACCGATTGAAGCAAAAGGGGCTGATTGAATTCATTGAAGGCAATAGGAGAGAAAAGGCAGCGTCTTACATTTTGGTTTCTGTAGGTAACCAAAGTGGTAACCAAAACGGTAACCAAAGTGGTAACCAAAACGGTAACCAAAGTGGTAACCAAAACGGTAACCAAAATGGTAACCCTTTATATAAGACTAAGAATAAGACTAAGAGTATAGGGGAAGATAACTCTGGCGAGTTATTCCCGCCCGACCTACCACCGACAAAGAAACCCGTTAAGCCTAAAGTGGAGTTTATACCACCGACCGCCGAAGAGGTGAAAGAGTATTTTCGTGACAAACTGTCGGACTGGGAGATGCAAGCGGATATTTTCTACAACCATTTCTCCGGTCTCGGTTGGAAAACTGCTACTGGTGCCAAGGTGGAACGTTGGGACAGTCGGGCCAATCTTTGGATAATCGAGAAAAAACAGCAGGACAATGGAAAAACAGAAAATCAAGCCCAAAGACAAAACAGTCGGGATGCTGATAAAACAGCAAAGGCAAGAAACCTCCTTGACGAATATGCAGCCATCGAGCAGGGAAGTAATGCTATCAGCCATCAAGGAGAAATACCCGACCTTTAGCAAGGCTTCTGCCGCATATTCAACGTCTCTTCAGCCTATGCTTCTTGCAGATACCGAGAAAGCGTACAGCGAGAAGTCTCCCACGCTGTCAGACCTTGAACGGATGTACGGATATGGTTCCTCGTCTCTGTGGGTAAAGACGCAGTTACTGACCATTGATTTTGCTTCTTCCACGAAGGAGGGGGCCGATGAAAATGCCTTGAATGAGTTCTCTGGGCTGTTCGTTAGCCAGTATCACTACATCAAACTGACGGAGTTCATATTGTTTGTCGCACGGTTCAAGCTGGGAAGGTATGGTAAGTTCTATGGTTATTTCGATACGATAACCGTTGGCGAAGCATTTCGGAAATTTCTTCGGGAACGGTCAGATGAACTGGATATTATCATTCGTCGACGCAATAACCAAGCTTTGGAGGAACAACAAGCTCCGGTAAAACGGAATCACCAACCGCCCGACGACTTACGGGCAAAACTGAATTTGAAATGAAAGAGACCAAACTGATAGCGACTATTCTGTCAATCCTGGCAGTATATGCCGCTTTTTATTTTGTCTGCTACTGGATAGCGGACTATTGTTTAAGGAGTTATTTGTAACGCAATTATGGAAAACAAAACTTTCAAGGACGTAATCAAGAATCATCTTGACGGACGTGCTAGGACTGACGAACTGTTCGCCAAGTCCTACGCAAAAGAAAACAAGAATTTGGATGAGTGCTGTTCCTACATCATGGGAGAGGCACGGAAACGGGGCTCTGCCGTGGCCATGACAGACGAGGAGGTATTCGGGATGGCTATCCACTATTACGATGAGGATGACATCAAAGTGAGCAAGATGCCTGCTGGAACCCGTGCATCCATCTCCACATTTCAACCCGTAGAACTGACGGAAGAGGAGAAGAAAGCGGCTCGTGAAGCGGCGATAAAACGTTTGACCGAAGAGCAATATGTATCGCTTAGGAAAAAAACGTCACGGGCAAGGAAAGGAGCAACTGAAGTACAACAGATGTCATTGTTCTAAATTATGGATGGTATTCTGTCTGGTAAGATTTGCCCTTATTGTGGTAATCGTACCGAATATGTGGATAGTTCTGTTATTTATGGACGTTCTTACGGGATGATATATCTATGCTGGGATTGTATGGCTTATGTCGGTGTGCATAAGGGTACAGACCGAGCGTTAGGACGACTGGCAAATACAGAACTAAGGGAAGCCAAGAAAGAAGCCCACTTCTATTTTGACCAAATAGCTAAGACCAATCTTATCAATAAAATTTGGAAGAAACATATCCCCAACACTTCAAATAGGAATAAAGCTTATTTGTGGTTATCTATTCAATTAGGAATACCACATGAAGTTTGCCACATAGGAATGTTTGGTGTGGAGGATTGTAAACGAGTTGTTGATTTATGTAAACCGATAGTGAAAGAATATGAAGCCCTACATCATAATTTCCATGTCCCTAATAACGTATAGCGACAGGAGGATACCTCTCGAAATAGTAGAGAGCCATATACTGACAAAGCCTTTGAAGACAATCAAGGAGAAGCTGCTTGACGCTTTCTCCACGATGAAAGACAAGCCGGTGAATGTTGAACTTAAAATAAAGCATATATGAGACATTTAGAAGATTCTCTCCAAAAATCTATAATTAAATATTGGGACTTGAAATATCCTAAATGGAAGAAACGGCTTGCTTGTGTTCCCAACGGAGGGAAGCGCAACGCCATTGAAGCGGCAAAGTTCAAGCAAATGGGAGTCCGCGCAGGATTCCCCGATTTGATACTTCTTATCCCCAACAAGTTCTATCCATTTTGTGGAATAGAATTAAAGGTAAAGACTGGCAGGCAGTCAGAGAGCCAGAAAGAGTATCAGAAAGAGTTTGAGAGTATCGGTGCTAAATATGTCATAGTCCGTTCGCTTGACGAGTTTATAGAAGTGGTAACAGACTATTTGAAAGATGTATGAAAATAAAGATGAACAAGCATGGCACGGATACGAAGAATTTTTAGAATGGAGGAAACGCAATGAGAAATAGTTTTGTTTTTTACAGTAGCTGGTGGGAAGCAATCAAGAATCTGCCGAGAGATGTTCAGGGAGACGTTCTCACAGCCATAATTGAGTATGGCTTATATGGAGAAACTACTGAACAACTAAAGCCGATTGCGAAAGCGATGCTTGCTATGGCTAAATCACAGATAGATATTAATAATCAGAGGTTTGAGAACGGTAAAAAGGGCGGTAGACCAAAACCGGAGAACAACCAAGAAGGAGCCAAACAAAAACCAAACTATAACCAAAACCAAACCAAAGAAGAACCAAACAATAACCTAATTAATAATGATAATGTAAATGTAAATGCAAATGAAGAATGTCCCCCCTATAATTCCCCCCAAGGGGAATCTGCACCGCCGGAAAGTAATGAGGGAGATAAGATAAATTATAATGCTCTTATGGATACGTTCAACAGAATGTTTGATGGAAAGCTCCCAAAGGTGACAACAATGACGGACAAACGTAAGAAAGCCGTAAAAGCAAGAGTTTCCGAACATGGGAAAGAGGCTATCATGGCTGTTTTCAACAATGTTTCTCAATCAGCATTTCTTTTGGGGCATAACAACCAAAACTGGTCTTGTGATTTCGACTGGATATTCAGACCGACAAATTTCATTAAGATTTTAGAAGGCAATTACAATGGAGAAAGAATTAGCAAAAATCAACAGGATAGCGAGCAGCGAAAACGTGATTCAGTTCTTGCTGTCGCTACAACCGTCAGAGAAGCTGCCGCAAAAAAAAAGAAAAGAACTTGAAGCAGAGGGCGTTATTGAATAAATATCCTGACCCAGCACAATTCATTCTTGATTACAATCCCGATTTGCAGTTCAAAATTGTCAGATGCAAGGCGACCCACTCTGATTTAGCCATGAATTCCTCCATACCTACATTAGGGCTATTGGCTTCGACTTATGGAGATGAAACCCCTTTGGAATGGTTGAAAATCCAATTCGGCACACTTAATGACTTTGCAGAGGTATCTACCAAGATTGCCAAGGAGCAGCTTAATGAGTTGGCAGAAATATTTATTTCTGAGTATTATTACCTTAATGCGGCTGAGATATGCTTTTTTATTGCACGGTTTAAGTCTGGTAAATATGGACGGTTCTATGGTGCTATAGACCCGATGAAGATTACAAGTGCCATGCTTGACTATATCAGGGAACGCCGTATCGACATCGAACGCTATGAGCGTGAGCAATACCGGATACAACGCCAAAAGGAGATAGAAGAACGTGGCAACAACAGAATTTCCTATGCCGAGTATCTTGAACGTGAAAGGAAGCTTGTGGAAAGCGGAGATGCAGAAGCAATGAAAAGAGCGGCAAATCGCGTAAGCAATATCAGTTTATGTAAGTAATGGCAAAGAAGAAATTACCCCTCTCCCCCGTCCGTTGCCGCCAATGCTCATACTCCATGGATTTCATAGAAAACTCTTGTCTATGCAAGGCCAAGGGCCATAGGGTGTGCGCGTGTGACCGGTATGGGAGAATATGCGAATGTTTTAGCAAAAGTAAAAGATGAAAGACATAGAATTATACAGAGATAGCTTTCAGAATTTTCGTAGCTATCAACTTCCTAAAGCGCAATTGATTATAGCGGATGTACCTTACAATTTAGGTAAAAACGCCTATGCAAGTAATCCTGCATGGTACAAAGATGGTGACAACAAGAACGGAGAAAGTGAATTAGCCGGGAAAAAGTTTTTCAATTCGGAAAACGAATTTCGCCCAGCCGAGTTTATGCACTTTTGCAGCGATATGCTGATAAAAGAGCCGAAGAAGCCCGGTAAATCCCCTTGCATGATAATATTCTGCGAATACGAACAACAGTTCATGTTCATAGAACTTGGTCGGAAGTACGGGCTAATGAAATACATTCCGTTGGTATTCCGTAAAGACTTCTCCGCACAAGTATTAAAAGCCAATATGAAAATAGTCGGTAATTGTGAATACGGTCTTCTTTTATACCGTGACAAACTTCCAAAGTTTAATAATGACGGGAGGATGATATTCAATTGTTTTGATTGGGTAAGAGATAATGATACACCCAAAGTACATAGTACCCAAAAGCCAGTTCCATTACTTAGAAGATTGATAGAGATATTTACCGACAAAGGAGATGTTGTAATTGACCCAGTTGCAGGAAGCGGCAGTACATTGCTTGCCGCTGCGCAATGCGGAAGAAAAGCATACGGTTTTGAAATAGACCGTAATTTCTACAATAATGCGAACAAGTATGTTTTATCAAGGATACAAAAAACTTTATTTTAATGGACGTAGGACTTGAAAAGAAAATCGAATTATTGGAGTGGCAGCGTGACAACGCACTGCGCCTGCGCTGCCCGTTGGTGGCAAAGAAGTACCAGCGAATGATTGATGAACTTGCAAGAAAAAGCAGAAACAATGAAACCAAAGAAAGATTTGATTAAAGCTGCCGAGGCTGATGGCAGCATAGACAGATTGAACAGCCTTCTTTCAGCCGCACACATACTGAACTGTGAAGCCAACATGCTGGTGGAGGAAGCGGCAGACCTGATGAACGCCAAAGGGTTACTACTCGGAAATTTGAAAAGGCTTCATAACAGCTTTGTCAAGAGCGCCGACATGTACTTCCTGGAATTCTCCTCACTCGTAGAGACAGAGAAATCGAAGATGGATATGTTCAGGGACATGGACGACTTCGACGCCAAGTTTCGCGAGTGGGCAAAATTACCGTCTGATTGGAAACCTAAAGAATCAGAAGAATGAGTGAAAGATTAACACATGGCTCTCTGTTCAGCGGCATAGAAGGTTTTGGATTAGGTGCGGCACTTGCCGGCATAAAGACCGAGTGGAGTTGTGAATTTGAGGATTATCAATCATTAGTAATAAAGAAAAACTTTGGAGAAGAGCATGAAATCAACAGAGATATTAGAACGTATTCAAAACCTCCGTTTGTTGACATCATCAGCGGTGGATTCCCTTGCCAGGACATCAGCATTGCTGGAAAAGGTGTCGGAATTGTCGGTGAGAGAAGCGGCCTATGGTCTGAAATGTTCAGAATTGTACGGGAAGTTAGACCTAAATACGTGCTCATTGAAAACAGCCCAATGCTCGTTGTTCGGGGATTCGAGCAAGTCCTATGCGACCTTTCCGAAATCGGGTATGATGCGGAATGGCAATGTCTATCTGGCACCGACTTTGGCATACAACAGAATAGGGAGCGATTATATTGTATTGCCTACCCCAGCGAAATCAACGGCAAACGGGGCACTCAAGAATCGGTATTTCGGAAGCCCTACTTATCGGGGCAATTTACACGAGTATATCCGGGATGGCGAACAAGACAGTCAATACCCTCACCCCGCTTTGCTGGAAAGTCTAATGGGGTTCCCGATAGGATGGACCGAACGGAGTGTATAGGCAATGCGGTTCAGCCGATAATTGCGCATTATCTGTTTGAGTGCATTAAGATATTTGACAGCAAACTGACATAATGAAGAATGCCGTATGAATATCCATCAGACCATCCCCCGTTCAGATTGTACTACCATCTGAAAGCGTCATGGTGCAAGATGTGTATGGCAGAGGTACAGAGCGAGAGAAATAGAAAAAGGAAAATGAATTGAGATTAACATGTGCAAAAAGAAGTCATTTCTGCACATGAAGTATTAACAAGAGCGGAAACCGGTGGTTTTTGCTCATAACAAGAATAAAAATGATAATAGCATGGTTTTCTTGCGGTGTAACATCCGCAGTTGCTTGTAAAATAGCGTTGAGTTTGTATGATGATGTACAGCTCTACTACATCGAAACAGGTTCCGGACATCCTGATAACGCCCGATTCCTTACAGATTGCGAAGATTGGTACGGTCAACCAATCCACACTATCCGGAGCGACAAATACACTTGTGTTGCTGATGTCCTACGGAAAGGTTTTATCAATGGTGCGCATGGTGCTGCTTGTACTCTTGAGCTGAAAAAGAAAGTCCGTTACAAGTTGGAAAAGGAACTTGGTTCTTGGGACGGTCAAGTTTGGGGCTTTGATTACGCCCCTAAAGAGATAAACCGAGCCATCCGATTAAAACAGCAGTACCCAAGCACAAAGCCACTGTTTCCGCTAATTGAAAAGCAGATTACGAAGCCGGATGCAATGGGAATGCTTTGGAAAGCTGGTATTGAAATCCCCGCTATGTACAAGATGGGTTACAATAACAACAACTGTATCGGTTGTGTGAAAGGGGGAATGGGATACTGGAATAAGATACGGAAGGATTTCCCGGAAGTGTTTGCTCGAATGGCGCAGATTGAACGAGAAATAGGCGCAACGTGTCTGAAAGACCAATCGGGAAAAATATTTCTTGATGAGCTTTCTCCTAACCGTGGAGAAATGCCGGAAGAATTTATACCGGATTGCTCTCTTATTTGCCAGATAGAATTTCAAGAAATACTTGATAGGCAGGTAGAGAGAGTTTTGAAAAGAGAAGTCAGTATTAACGATGTAAGATAGATTTAAGAAAAAAATGAATAAGGAAATAACCCTTGAATGGCTTAGATTGGAGTTTTATAAATGCAATCATGCCAAGTACAGAAAGTATGCTGATGAATGGTTAAACAACCTTACTGATGCACAGATAGAGGGATTTGAAAGACAACGTATAGGACAAATTGATAAATCGAAATGCGTATGAAACATCTAATTGATGCCATCATAAAGAAATGGTTCTGTCGCCATGAATGGGAACTGATGTATGAGAGAAAGGTTACGGCATGGGATGAGTTAGGATGTAATAAATATATCGCCAGATATTACGTCTGCAAGAAATGTGGTAGATATAAGAAAACTAAAAGTTATTGATTATGAAACCAATAAGGAACAAAGAAGATATTGAAAATCTAAAGACAGATGAAAAATTGATTGAGTGCTTGAACGGTGAAGTGAATTATTATCGTTTTTTGTGCTTGCATCCGAGAAATGATGAATATGTGATTCTTCTGAACCATTGTGAGGAACCTAAAAGGTTTTATGTTAAGAGTATTATAGACCGATTTTATACGGACTATACAACACGCGACATAATCACCTATAAGAGGGACTATGCTATGGAACAAGTCAAGTTCTGCGAACAGGCACTGTCCGAATTTGATAAGGCATAAATATGTGCAAAAGAAGTTATCGAAGAGGAAATATTAAATCAAAAAGGAAATAAGCTATGAAACAGACAGTAGAAGAAGCGGCAAAAGAGTATTCTTCGCAATGGGCATGGAACTCTCAACCAGATATGTGGCAAAGCGAAAAGGACTTTAAAGCTGGTGCAGACTGGCAGTCAAAGCAATCACCCTGGATAAGCGTAGAGGATGCAATACCAAACAAACAAGCAAAAGGCATGTGTCAAGTGAAATTTGTTGATGGTAGTATTGAAGAAATGGCAATGCGAGAAGTGAATAAATGGATATACCCCTACATCAAGACTGGATATGTTACTCATTGGAGACCTATTTAGTTTTTCGATGAGATGCTAGCAATAATGAATTAAAGAGAAAGGAGATTGAAACGAGGATACCTGTCACGTATCCTCGGAAAGATGATTCTTTTAACGATGACTACAAGGTAGTCTTCTACAATGTTCTCTCACGTGTTCACATTTGCCAAACCGGAATCTGTAATAGGAACGAACATGTACAGGTTTGTCGCTACAACACTGGACTGTTTTACTGTTTTGAGACAGAGCCTCATTCTAACAGTTCTAAAAAGAATGAGGATGTCTATAATTTAATGTTACCATTAATTTAACCCATTAGTTTTCCCTCTGATTTTGTTTGTATTTCAGAGATGCTATTGGGATTACAAAAATAATCATTAATCTTTAAAATTCAATGCAATGAAGTCAATAACCATAAAACAACCATGGGCAAGTTTAATATCAAGTGAGAGGATATTAAAAGTTATCTCTATCACAATTAATGTTTATCTTTTGATTTTTTTAATAGCAGAAAAACTTTATTGAGTTTCCGTAAATTAAAATCGTATATTTGCAGTGAATACACGACTTGAATGTAGAATTTAAGTGATATTATAACCTTAATAAAAAAAGTGATGAAGGTATTTACTGTACAAACCTTGGAAAATTTTATGTCTTTACAAAACGGCCTCCCTGAAATGGATTTCTTCAGAGGTCAATCTTCTTCTGAATATAAATTGATACCTTCAATAGGTCGGAGGTTCAAGGAAGGACAGGAGGACGTGTTGAAGCAATATGAGAAGGAGGTATTTGAGGATTTTAAAAGAAAATATTCAATGTTTACGGGTGCACGCCCTAAAAATGATAAGGAATTTCTATTTCTAGCACAACACTATGGACTTCCAACGAGACTTCTTGATTGGACTTATAATCCTTTGATTGCATTATATTTTGCATGTTGTTCAAATTTTCATAAAGATGGAGTTGTTTATCATAGTTGTCCATTCTCAATGATGGTTTTCGATGAAGATAAAGATGACATACTTTCATTTCCCGCAATAACTTTATTAGTTCCTAATATGACAGATGTTAGGTATAAAAATCAAAATGGCATATTTGTACTTTATCCAGAACCTTGGAAGGAAAATTTCGAATTTATCTATGCAAAATATATAATCCCTGTACAATATAAACAAAACATATTGAGTAAACTTGAAAAAATAGGAATCACAAGATCATTTATAATGCCTTCTTTGGATAGTTTGTGTAAGGATATTGTCGATATTCATGATTTAAGGTATCCGTACGCAATAAAATGAGATTAATATGGATTCGATATACAATCAATATTAAGAGTTTTTCAAGTATCAAAATTATTCTTACATCGTTTGTTAGATAGAAACATCGACTATAACTAACCAGCGTAAAATTTCTACAGACAATCCTTGTCAGTGCTTTGTGAATACCCGGAAACTGCTTTGTGGCGGTTATCGGGTATTGTATTTCCAACCAATTAATACCGTAAGCGCCTAAGTAAGTACATCTTCTACAGTTCAT